ACTATCGTTCCGCCAAAGTTGGATATTATATTGTGCAGGGCGAAAATCTGCGGTTGATGAACTACAAGACATATTTTAATTTTAATAAGTGTAAATTGATGGTACTTGACATCTGTCGTTTAGGTAAGGTAATTCCATTGTTATATCTATCTTAACTCCTGCAAGATAGTCAGGGTCGCTTTCGGTAAAGTAAGTTAAAGGTGCGGTGTCTCCAATATCCCAAATAGCTTTAGGGTATCTAAGCTGCGCTACAATATCTTGCCCTACTAAAGTCATATCAGATAAAACTTCGGTTTCGTTTGTCTCTTCCATTAACATTCTGTCCATAAAATAAAGGCTAAAATTGTAAGTAATATTTTTAGCGTTTATAGTCGCACCTGTTAAAGTGTAGAACATAGCAGGGTAAGTAACCTCGCCATTGCTTAAACGTTCCCACACATCGCCAAAGTAAACAAAGTTAATTTGTTCGTGGTCGTTTCCGAGTGTCGTTATTTGTTTTGTTATTTGGTTTAACGTCAGGCTCATTCTTAATTTTTTCTAAATAAACACGAAGTTTATTTTGGTTTTTTATTGTTGTTACTTTGCTCATATTAACAGTCGCTACAACCTCTATTCCCTTGATATAATTCCTCGAAGCTTTTACCTGCGCAGCAATCAAAATCGCCAAGCCAAATGCTCGTTGTATAAGCATCGTTTTCGGGGTGGATTGCATCAATGCCACTTCCAGGATTGAGGTATTCAGGGTAAGTTGTTGAATATTCTTTTAGGTATTTAATCATTCTTTGCTTGTAGAACTCGGCACGAGCCTTGTATCTATTAGCCACGTCAATCATATCCTGCATTGAAGGGTTTTCGGTATTTTCTCCGCTCTTTCTTAACAAACCTTTATTGTAGAACTGATAAGACAAACCCATTGGTAACTCACTAAGTACATAGTGTACTAAAGTATCTGCTATGTAGTTATCCAATAACGTTGTTTCGTCAGGGTTTAGTGTGCAGTTATTAATGCCGTCTTGTAAACGATTGTATAAAGCACTACCAAGCGCAGGTAAGATATAGATGTCTTGTGCGGTCTTAATTTCAGGCAATACAAGTTTCTCGTCTACGTTAGCGTGTAAGCCAGACCTGTCTTTAATATTCTGTACGCTTATGAATAATGTGTTTAAGCTCATTTCTTATTTTTTTCTCGTTACTATCATTGACTTCCACTCGTGTCTACAACTTGGACTATGTGTGTTTGTTCCTGGTAATGTGTACCAACCGCCACCACGTTCAAAAACATCGTAGCCAAGCCTTGCACTCATTTGCTGAATTTCAGACATACTATAAACCTTCTTTGCACCTACTAAGTATCTACAAAATGGTCTGCTTGTTCTAATGTCTATATTGCTAAAACCTGACTTCCATTTGTACGCATAACGTATTAAAATCTCGGTTGTTTCAGGCTTCATAGCTTCTACAATCTCGCTTAAAGGTCTTGTTAATGTTCTTTCGATTTGAATGTTTTGGTCAATGCCTTTTCCTATCTTAACCTCGGTAGCTTTAATAAAACCTTTTTCAACTAAAGTATTAATAACACGCTTTACTGCACCTACATCTTCTTTCAGTGTTTCTGCAATAACTTCAGGTGTAATATACTTTTGCTTACTAATTAAATCTAAGATATTACTTTGTAATTGCGTTACATCTGCAAACGCTTGAAATTGGTTATCTTCAAACTTTCTACGCTCACTCCATACGTTGTAGTTATCTTCGTCATCGCCAAACTCATAGAAAATTTTAAAATCTTCTTCGCTAAATTCAAGTTCTTCAGTTCCTAACCAAGTAGCTACTTCGTCATCGCTTAAAGCATATCCACCTTTTAACATAGAACTTGCTTGTTCCCTTGTTATCTTGCCCTTATTAAAATCACGAATAATACGCTGCATATTCTGCCACTCACGACCTTTTAAGCCTTTAATATGCTCGTTCACACTTAAAGGACTTGCTGCCATTGGTTGCTCGGTTTCAAGAGGCAATCCGTATTTAGTAGGGTCAATACCAAGCTTCTCTAATATCCATTCTTTAGGTGCAACTTCTTTAATTACGCTTTCGCTAAAGTCAATTCCAATAGGGTCTACAGGTTGAAGCTTTAACTCCTCGGTTACTCCTGCATATTGACCAAGCATATTAAATACGCCTTCAATTTGCATTTGTTTGTAGTGAACGTATGTGTTACGGAATATCTCGTAGCTATCACGCATTTGTTGTCTGTTTCCTAATTGACCTGGAACGGCAATACCAAACAAGTCAGGACTTGTAATTTGGTGTCCGCTAAATATGTTAGTTTGTATTAACTCGTCTACACGGCTAAAATCTTCTTTAGTTAAATCACTAGCACCTAAGTCATCAACAATAGGCTTACGAGCTGCATCGTTTACAAAAGCAAGTAAATACTTCTTGCCGTCTGCACCCGTGTACATATTGTCGAATTGTCTGCTAACAAGTCGCTTCTCTTCAGGGCTTGGCTCTCCGTTTGGTAAAGTAATAAGTTTACTAGCACTAAAGCCTGTTTGAGCATTACCTAAAACGTGCTTACTAACTTCAACATCACTTTCGATGTAGTTAAGCGCACCGAAATAACCAGGAAGGCTATAAACGTTCATTCCTGGTCGGTACTCCTTAACATAAAGTATCTGCACACCTTGTGGGTTAGCAGGGTTAAACGCATTGTAAACTTCAGCTTTTTCTTGGTTGCGTGTAAGCTTCCAATCTTCTTTATACCAAAATTGAGTATTGTCTTTATTGGTTCTAATCTTTGTATAATCACAATGCCACAATTCAGCGATTTGACTACCCATTACGCTCCAAATAACTTGGATATAAGCACCGCCAAATAGTTCTAAATCTAAAGCAACCTTTTTAGTTAGGTCGTTAAGGGTTTCTTCTCTATTAACCTTCTTAACAATATCTTGCTCTCCTGCCCAACCATTGCCGACAATGTAGTTTACCTTGCCACGAATGATAGCGTTATGCTTTGCAGATTTGTTAAATAGGTCTAATAAGTATTGCGGATAGTCATTATTTTGACCATACTGCATATACCCTTCGCCTTTTTTCTCTTTATATTCTGGCTGCTTTGCTTCCGCAAATGTCAATACTTGTATTTCCATTATTGTCTAATTGTGAATGTGCTTGTTGTTTCGTATTCGTTGTATGATATAGTAGTTCCTGAAAGCTCCATAATGCCACTTTCTAGCAGGTTTAAGCCTGTTTGGTTTTTATTGGTAGAACTTGCTTGTTCGTAAACAGAGTACGAATATTGCCCGTTTAAAGAGCAATCAAAGTAGTCATTTACTACAATGCTAAACTCATTGAACCTTTCCTTATATCCGCTTATATCCGTATTGTTTAATTTAATAAACTTTATCTCGGTGTTAGTGCTTCTATTCTCAAAAACAAACAAATAGTTTGGGTTTGTAAGAAGTTGCTTTTCAGTCAAAGTAAGTATAATATTTTGGGTTTGACCCTTAGTTAATCTTATCACAACTATAAATATAAAGTATTGCGATTGTTTGCAAAATAAAAAACCCCCGCCAAATTAATGACGAGGGCATCTATATACAAAACCAAAACAACCTAAGAACCTGCGGTGGTTAATTGACCTGCCACAGTTGAGTTTACTTCTGGAGCAAGGGCAGCTTCCGCACCCGTGAAGGTTAGAGTGTAACCACTTCTATCGCCTTCTGCCGTACCTGTACCTGCGCTACCGCCTGTAAGGTCTAAGCCTCTTGTTTTTCCTAAATACCAATATTTGTTATTGTTATCTTTGGCAACTGCTACTAAAGTGTTTTGAGCCAACAACAAGATTTCGTTTCTTGTGTTCGCTTGTAATTTATTTAATACTATGGTTAATTCTGGAGCATAAAAGATAGTTCCGTTCTGTACGTTTGCATTAACATTCTCAACTAATTGAGAAGTGCCTTTTACAAGTTCATACTTATAGAACTTCTTGCCCGATGCTTTTACTAAAGCGGTAATAACACCACTCGCTTCTGTTGTAGAAGTAACATCTGCTGCTGCTATGAAATAAACCTCAGTAATACCACCTAAACTGTCTTTACAATCTAAGGTATAATTTTGAGTTAAAGCGCAAGGCATATTGTTTGAATTAAATTAGTTTGAAAAAATGGGTAGGTGTATTTCAACCTACCCTATAAATTATGCAAGAACGAAAGCAGCAATCTCGTCTGGGAATGCGAAGTTCACTCCCATTTTAAATTCGCTTACAAAACGCACTTGGTCAGCTTCCTTAGCATAGAAGATTTCGAACTTTTCCTCTTCGTTCAATAAGTCAGTACCTAAGAACAAGTTACTTAAACGCATAGCGTAAACTTTGTTAGTTCCGTTAAGACCTGCAACTGCTACAACTTTGATTGTAGTACCAGGAAGTACGAATTCGCTATCAGCTTTTACATCAATTTGGTAATTGAAAGAACCGCTATTCTTAAGAGCAATAGTGTAAGTACGGAATAAATCTTGACCACAGAAGATAGTCATATCGTCAGCAGCTACAACTTTAGCAGGAATTGCACGATAAACACCATCAAAGATGCTAATTACGTTAGCAGCAGTGATTGAAGATAAAGGAGCACCTGAAATAAAAGTAGAAGCGTTTGCAGCAACAACACCTGAAGCAGCACCGATTAACTTCACAAGACCATCGAACTTGTTTAAGTTTACGTTCACACTTGAAGTGTCGCCTTGCCATAAAGCAGTTTCTAATTGTGCAGCGATAGTTTTAGCTTTCTTATCAGAAAATTCTTGCTCGAAAGGAATACTGTCGTACATAGAACCTGTTGGTAAAGCTTTCTGAAGGTACTTTGCTTCCAAATCCTTCGGACATAAAGCTTCATTCACTTTAATCTTGCCCGGAGTTACA